TTATAATTGAAGTTAAACTCCATAAACTCACACGTATACTCCATATCGATCTTCCACGATATAGACATTATAGATTTAGGATTAAACCAACCATGAATAGACTCTTCAACACTGACATTAACGTCATCGCCAGTAATACACATTTCTATGTAATAAACAAACGACTCGTAGCAGTGGAAGTGTCTACCTTGACCATCTAAACAGTCAGGCATGATCAGTAACCATAACACACAAATATCTAAAAAACTTTTAAAACTATTATCAGGAGTAGTGCAATAGTGACCAGACGGGCCGCCAATACCGCGAGCATAAACCCTACCGTCAACATTGACTAGAGGGGCAGACGCTAGCTGTTCATACAAATGCACTAACCTATCCCAATTCTGCTTCGTCCGAAAACGAGGAGATAAACAAAAATAACGAAACCTACAAACTAACTCAAAAATCATTGCACGATAACGGGAATCAAACTTCTTCGCATCTAATGCAATTGAAGCTTTAATTTTCAAACCGAAACGCATCATTTTCTGATTAAGTCTATGAAATCCGCCATGAAATAAATTTATTCCTAAAGCAGAGGGATGCTTTAAATGGGACTTAACTAATCTCTCATTTTGATCCATTGTAAACATGGCATGCGCTGTAATATGACACACATCCATTGCAATTATCGTACGAGCATTATTAGCTTCCACTTTAGCTTTTTTTCTCTAACCTCTTCCTTAATAGAAACAGAGGCGAAAGAACGCAAGTAGTCGCTAGTATGCAACTTGTTCCAATAATCCGCAAAAAGTGCATGCCCTTCACCCATCCAAAACTGCCACTTGTACATATACACTAATGTCCAAGGGTAACCAGGGGAAGTGTCGGACTTAAGTCTCTCCAAGACCTTTTCTTTTGAGTAAACACTAGATCCACTCAACCAAGGCCAAAAAGACTTCACCAACCAATCATACGCAAATCTATATTTTCCAATGACAGACTCATCTTGAAAATCAGGTGATCTGTTATACCTCTTCAATGATTCACAAGCAATAGCTAATGTTTTTGGCACAATAACATATTGATCATAATCCATTGGTGACAATCCTGCCGTATCAATAAACTCCTGCACCACCTTATCGGTGTAATCAGGATGTCTTTCATTGAAAGGTCTAAAAAGACGACCGATATAAGGGAGGTACTCACCTAAATCAGGAATTTCTTCTTTAACATCTTTTAGACGACGTTGAAACTGAAC